GCACTCGGCTGGACCCCCAGACCGAGGTTGCCGGAGGAGTCGAGGCGCATCTTCTCGGTTGCGCTTGTAGCCGGGGTATTGGCTGTGCCGCCTGTGTTAAAGCGAAGCTCTCCACCAAATTGAGTAACAGAAGAAGACCCAGAATTTCCAGCCAAGTAAACGCCAGATGTCCCCTGCCCTGTACTGTTAACGTAAGCAAAGGATGCAGTCCCCACAACATCCAGCTTATTGCTTGGCGAACTCGTCCCAATGCCCAACCCGGTAGAGGTCAGGCGCATGGCTTCGGTGTTGTTTTGCTTAAAAATTACAGGCGAGTTTGAAGTGCTTCCCAAATAGAAATCACCAGAGCCTTGAATGCCGTCATAAGAAATTGCAGTGTTTACGGCAAGATTGTTACTGTAAACGCGCAAAGTTGCCGCCAAAGAGGTGTTGGACGCAGCAAGAATGTCAACCTTGCAGCCCGGGGAGGCCAAACCAACCCCTAGATTCGTACCATCAAACGTCAGCGCACTCCCCGTGGTCAGCACCTTTGACCCATTGAGGTAGGCCACTCCGTTGGCGGTTCCTGCTGACAGGATCGGGTTGTTGGTGAAGGCGGCGATATTAGAAGAGTCAATTGCAATCCCAGCAACTGACGCAGAACCAGCCATTAGTTGAAGGCTTGTTCCGTTTAATTGCAACCTTGCTCTTTCTACAGACCCGTCTGTAAAACGAACACCACCTGAATTAGTGACTGTAGTAAACGATCCCGTGTTAGGAGTCGTAGCACCCACAGTACCGTTGATGTTGATTGATGCCGTACCAGTCAGGTTCGTGACGGTTCCGGACGAAGGAGTGCCGAGAGCGCCGCCGTTGACAACAAAGGCACCAGCGGAGCCAACATTGACACCTAAAGCCGTAGCAACACCAGAGCCAAAGGCAGTAATACCCGTTCCACCATTGGCTACCGCCAGCGTTCCAGTGACGCCGGTAGACAAGGGAAGACCAGTAGCATTCGTAAGTGTACCGCTGGAGGGCGTACCCAATGCACCGCCATTGACCACAACAGAGCCAACAGAGCCAACACTGACACCAAGAGCCGTGGCAACATTGGTGCCTAAGCCAGAGATACCGGTGGACACAGGCAAGCCAGTGGCGTTGGTCAGCGTGACTGCGCTAGGCGTGCCCAGGTTAGGCGTGGTCAGGGACGGACTAGCAGCTAATACGATGCCACCAGAGCCAGTAACGGTTTGACCAAGTGCCGTTTGAACACCGGTTCCAAGAGCAGTTAAGCCAGTACCGCCATTGGCAATAGCAACCGTACCAGTCACATTAGCAGCGTTTCCACTGATGTTACCGGTAATCTTGCTACCAGCCAATGAAGTGATCCAAGCAGGATCAGCGTAGCTGCCGGTGGTGTACACACCGTTAGTGACCGTAGATGCGTTACCGGTCAAGTTACCAGTAAAGCCACCAGAGGCACTAGCAGTCGTGAATGCAGCCGCAGCAGGCGTAGTTCCGCCAATAGCCGTGCCATTAATGGTACCACCAGTAATAGCAACAGCGTTGGCTTCTTGGTTACCCAAGGAACCCACCAACTTGACAACAGCAGCGCTACTGTCCTTGGTGTAGAGTTTCTTGTCAGTTACGTTGACAGCCAACTCGCCCTGCTGCAATGAACCTGCGGCGGGTACAGAAGAGGCTGTGCTACTGTTCTTGGTGATGATCGTTGCCATTTAAGCTCCGTATTTATTTTCGTACCATTGTTGTAACGGGCCTGCTACGTTACGAGGCGTTTCAGGCATATAGGCATTGTAATATTGTTGCACCGCAGCATAGTAGTCCGGGCCAAACTGCGGAGTGGTGCTTCCAATGTTAATGTCAGATGGAGGAACGCTTCCAATGTTTGTTGAAGTTCCGGTACCTGTTCCTCCAAGAGTTCCGCCCAAGTTCAATAAACTAAGCAAAGAAAGCAAGTCTGTTAAACTTAAGTTATTATTTGTCGTAGTTGTAGTGGTAGGTTTTACCGTTGTATTTGTAGTTCCAGCAGTAGAACCAACAACAGAACCTAAAATCTCTGTAGGCCTATCCGGCGTCTTATTGTGGCTCAATAAATCTTGACAGATGTATGAATGAGCATCGTTAATTGTGATGAAAACAACCGGGCCTTCTTCATATTGCTCTATGCTTTTAACAGCAAAGCCACTAACAATATCACCTACCTTTAAGTCTTCTGCCTTCTTCCAGTTATCAACCGAAATAAAGAATTTATGGTTATAACTACCAATAAACTCAGTTCCATCAAAAACAATTTTAAGACGTTTAACAGATGGAAGAATCTCTTTGTATATTACAGGATAGATACCCCACTCAAGAGTGTTTTCATGCTGTGTTTTTACAAAGTCGCCTTCCTTCAACTCTCCGGCAGGCTTTTTGGTTCCATCAGCCAGCGTAACTAACATTTCAGGAGAAGGGCAGGCTTTGCGATCAGGAGTACCAGTCACTTCTACTTTTGAAGTAACCCCAGTAGAAGGAACTCCAGTAGGAACAGCGGCCCCTACTACAGAAGCGCCCGGTGATTCGGTTGTTTTTATCTTAGTTCCAGTCACCGGAACCTTTTCTACAGGGATTGTGCTTAGGCCCGTCCCCGCAAGAACACCCAAAACGCTCGGCGTTACTGTAGAAGCAGCCGTACCTCCTAGCGTACCTCCAATAACATTAACAGATTGGTCGTTACTTGTATTGGTCGAAGTATCGCCAGCAGTCGTATTAACATTTGGCACGGTAGTTCCTAAAGAACTTCCAATTCCGGCACCTAACAACGATCCTGCTCCCGCTGAGAAAAGCCCAGATGCAGGATTAAACTTGGTTCCTAAAACATTTACTAAATTTGAAGAGCCGCCAGTGGATGCAGGTGCGGCAGTAGAAGCCGCATTTAATGTTAAGCCAGCAAAATCAGATGCAATTTGCGATGTAGAAGAACCGGCAAGTGCTTCAGCAGCAATCGTTCTAGCAGTTGCGGGGCTTACGCCTTGATTAACTAGAGTTTGTGTAATACTGTCGATTGAATTACCGCTAGTTGCCAAGTCTGTAGCCGTTCTTGCGGCTGTTAAGGCATCTGTAGGGAATAACTGCTCAATACCAAAAGCAGTTGCGCCGCCTAAAGCAGCGGCCCTCAAGGCAGACTCAAGATCGGCGGTGTTAACAAGATTTGTAAGACCAGCGCCAGCAGCAGCTGCGCCAGGAACACCTAAAGCACCCACACCAGCAGGGCCAAGAGCCAGACCAGTACCGGCAGCAATAGCGGCGTTGGCTAAAATACCTAATGCACGGTCTAGGTCAGTCTCCTCAAACCGTGTGCTTAACTGTTCCGTGGCTTGTTGACCAGTAGGTGTAAATCCACCGGCTAAGTATGCGCCAGTAGGTGTCTCAATAATACCTTGGATTGATCCGTCACCTTGGACGTTGTAAGTAACACCGTCTTGAACAAAGCTGCCGACGATTGCGTCAGCGAAGCGCGGATCATTGGCTTTGCCACTAGCGGCTAAAACCTGTTGTGCCTGATCTTCAAGCGCCTTACCAGAACTAAATAAGCCTGAAAAGTTTTGAGCAGGTTTTACCTGTTGTGCCGCAAGTTGTTGCAACATCGCCCAGTTATCGTCACGAGGAGCACCGGCAGCCACACGAATCTCTTCATCAGAATATCCCTGTGAAAGCAGATTATTGTACAATGCTGCCTTTTCTGCTGGCGTAGCATTTACAATCTCAGGAGGAATATAGATCGCCATTATGCTTTCCTTATGACTTCAAATGTATTGATCGTGCTCATGCTAGAAGCTGCTTCCGACTCTACTCTAACTTCGTCGCCTTCTTCTAATACGATGTATGCGCCACCATCAAACTTCAAGAAATTTGTAGGGCTTAACAAATATCCATCTAATACTTTAATCTCGGTAGTGGTACTCTTATCGTACCAGTACACATCAATAGTCTTATTGTTGCCCGTATGGTTGACCACATAACAGAGGTTCCACAGAGCATAATAACCCGTAGGAACAGTGTAAACAGTGGTCTTTGTCGCGGCTGTTAGGTTGTTACCTACGGATACTTGCCTCATTCTTCGTCTTTCTTAGCAGGACGACCACGCTTCGGTGCAGGCTCTTCTTCTTTGACTTCTTCCTCTTCGACCTTCGTGTAGTCGGGGTGCGTCAGCATTGCCTTGATGTCGTGTTCCATCTCAAACGAATAGACAGAACCGGAATATTTGCACATGAATTTCATTCAATTCTCCAATGACAAAAAGGGAAGACCCCCGTAGGAGTCCTCCCTAGTTGTTTACTTAGGCCGGAACAGCCAGAGCAACAGCAGCGCCGTCGCGCAGTTCGTCGCAGCCGAACAGAACGTCAGCCGTGAACAGCGTACCGAGGTACTCTTGCTTGTACTGGGTCTGGGTACGAACACCCATCTGCTCAACCAGAACAGCGAAGTCCTTATGAGCCATCAGGCAGATACGGGTAGCCGTAGAGCCAGAGGTCGTGTCAGCGTTAGAGGTCACGAACACGGGGATGCCGTACACGTTGCCGATTTCACCGTTACGGATGGTGTTGTTACCGCCCTGCTCGCCCACGAAAGCCTGCTCGGTGAAACGAGCAATGCCCATCAGGGTGTTGCGGGTAGACGGGGGAACGATCAGGAAACGACCGTCCATCGGCACATCCTGGTCGTCCAGACGCTGGATCGAACGACGGATAGCAGCGTCGGTCAGAGCGCCAGAACCCGTGTTGGCACCGGCGTTGTAAGCCGTCGTGCCATCAGCACCAGAGAAAGCACCGCTGTAAGCAGCCGTACCGCCACCGCCTTGAACCTTGCGGCCCAGACGGATCAGGGTCGTGTCCACTTGACGGCCCAGAGCGTAGCCAGCGTCGTCCGTGTAGAACTGACGCAGCGACGACAGGGCTTGGGCTTCCACGATGTCTTCGATCAGACGCGAGTATTCCCAGTGTTGGTCGATAGCAACCGTCTTCTCGCCTTCGGTAGCGGCGATCAGGGTCACTTGGCTGCCAGCGGCCTTGGCCGAAGCATCACCACGGGTGGGGGCGGGAATGTGAACGGTGTCACCCTTCTTGCCCTTGAAGTTCATCTTCTTGATCAGGTTAGCGGCAACAAGAGACTTCTTGTAAGCAGCAACGATCTCATCACTCCATACCTCCGGAATGAAGGTAGCAGCGGTGGTAACGGTAACGTTATTAGTACCTAAAGGCATTTGATTCTCCTAAAACAAGTTATTTATTTAACCCGCCCTTCAGAGTACGCAGCCATGATTTCAGGTTGTAAGGCTTCGTAACGGGCAGGGTCTGTCATGCGTAGCCGGATAAGGTCGGCACGGCGATAAACTTTCTTAGAAGACTCCCCGGTTCCACTCACATCCACAGCAGCGGCTTTCATCTCGGTCTGTCGAACTTCCTTAGCAGCCGTAACCGCTTCGTTAGTACGAGTGCCTTTAATAGCCTTGAAGGTAGAAATCAACTCATCAGCAGCGTTAAAGTCGTACTGTGCATCAGCCAGTGCGTACATGTTCACGCGCATCGGAGAAGATTTAACCCATGCTGCAAACTCAGGGTCTTGAACCACATTAGCAAAGTCCGGATGCTTCTTAGCCAGTGCTGCTTGCGTCTGTAATTGACGCATTTGCATAGCAGCTTGCTTGGCAGCCAAAACATCAGGATGACTTGCCACAGCCTTTTGAACGGCTAACTTGGGGTCTTCAAAAAAGTCTAATTCGTTTTCTACTTCTGGAGGCTTCTCTTTACGTTGAGAGAGTTGTTGCTTCAGTAGCTCATCAGCTAACCGTCGAACCTCACCAACCTCCTGTGCCTGACGACCAATGAGCTTTTCAGCCTCTTGGTGCATAGTCACAATCTCCTCAAGACTCTTGCCCTTGTACTTATCGGGAATCTTGGGAGCTTCTGGTGCAGCGGCTGCTTGAGCCTGTTGTTGTTCGACTGCCTCTAATTCGCTTTGCTGAGACAGGTCTTCATTTTCAATAAGAGCCATACCTAACCTTTCCTGCCCATACGGGTTCTAGGATAATCTAATGCAATCGGGTTATTCGCCATGAGAGGCGGCCTTCTTGCGTTCTTGTTGCTGTTTCTCCGCCCTCACACGTTCCCATCGGCTGTAAGCACCAGGAAAAGCCCCAGTAATGCCTTCTAGGTTCACGCGAGGAGCAGAAACAACGCGAGTAGCGGTAGTGTCGCAGTGGATGCACTTCACGCTACGGATATCATCGTCAATCAGTTTCTCGAATACGTGTCCGTCTTCGCATACGAATTCAAACATTCGTTTCATTCTTCTTCCTCCAACTGCTTAAAGACTTCCTCGCAGGTTTGCTTGCGTCGTAAGATTAGTTCAAGAATGTCCAACTGGCCTTTCCGGAAGTAAAGGTCTTGTGTGTCCGTTACCAGTGATAAATCGTTGATGCTATCTTTTAATCGTTGCAAGTCTTCTACTAAGTCAGTCCATCCGGGTTGGATGAAGAGAGTAAACTGATTCTCGTAATATTTCTGTAAGGGTTGCTCCATTAAGGAATCCTTTGTTGTTAAAAAACAACACTATTGTTGTCTATACAGTCATTATACCAGAACTTCTTGACTTGCACAAGAGGTCGTGATACAATGATCCTTTCGTTTTGTAAAGGACTACTATGCCTATTCAATCTAAACTGACTGAAGAACAAAAGCAGACTCTTCGTGAGATGCTCGAAAGAGGGTGTGGCTATGCTCAATGCTCTTCCTTTTTTGATAATTTAATCAGTAAACAGAGGTGTAAACAATATGCCCAAAAGTGGGGAATTGACTCAAAAACTATTCGTAAACAAAAAACAGACGCCCTGTTAGACCGTGAAAAGACAAAGAAGTGGGGAGCACAATGGAGAGATAAAGAATGGCTTAAAAGCGAAGTTTATCGAGCAATGCGTGAAAAGTTCAGCAACAAGAAGCGCAATGCAGTCTGTCGTGGAATAGAGTTTTCTATCTCTTTTGGAGAGCTAGAATTTCCAACACATTGCCCTATTCTTAACATTGAGCTTGACTACTTTTCCGAAGGAAGACAAGAAAATAGCCCTTCTTTTGATCGGTTTGATCCATCAAAAGGCTATGTCTCTGAAAATGTAGCCGTAGTCTCTTGGAGAGCTAATCGCATCAAGAATGATGGGACAGCCGAAGAACATCAGAAGATTGCTGATTGGATGTCTAAGCATCAATAAAGCAGGGAGGGACAAACCCTCCTTGCCTTACTGTTTTCTTGACATTTGTGCTAAAGCAATGCGTTCGTTGCTGTCAATGTCCTTCTCTTTGATTGCCAATTCAGCCAATTTCACCCGACGGGCAAAGTCAGCCGTTTCGTCATTCTCATTGAGGTTGTTAGACAGGGCAGCGATGAGCTTGGCTTGAGCCAGTTGCGGCGTAACTTGGGCTTCAACAGCGGCCTTCTGAGCCTCTGCCTGCTCCCGTGCTGCCTTAGCCTGGGATTCCTGCAACTGAGCCTGCACCAGAGCCATCTGAGCCTGTTGCTGCTGCATTGCAGCCTCTTGAGCCTGCGGATTGGGCTGAGACATCTGCTCCAGAGCCGCCAGAAGGTCACCACGGTTGCTCAGACTGCTGTTCTGGAGGATTCCACGCAGAATCAGAGGCAGAACAGGCGTATCCGGGCCTAAAGTCTGCAACAGGGCAATCATTTGCTGCTGTTCAAACTCACGGGCAAGGATGCCAAGCGAAGCAGTCGGTACAAACGTCATATCCACCGTCGGATAACGGTCAGGATCGAACTGCATGTAGCGGAAAGCAGCCTTGTTGATGAACGGAATCATAAAATCTTCTTGGAAGTTCGTCAGCGTACGCTTGTACTTTTTGATGATTCCAGCCATCGCCATGCTCATACCGCCTGCACCGGCGTCACGGGGCACATTTGAGGGCATTCCTGCGCTGTCAACGGTTCCGGTAGCCTGCAACAGCATCCGCTCGAAGTTCTGAGCCGCATTCATGGCATTGCCGTCGGTTTGACCGAACTTGAACGGGAACAGAATCTCGCCAGGATTACCGTTGGTGAGGATAGCCTTACCGGGTTTAACCTCAAACTTGGCTCCACGAGGCAGGCGCGTAGCGTCCATCGCAATCATGGGTGCCGTTGTAAGGGCCAGAGAGTCCATATGGGCGCGTAATTGCCCGTCAATGGCCTTCTGCATGTTGTAAGCCTTTTCAACCGTGCCACGGCCCCAGAAACGGCCCGGAACGGTGTCATCTTGGTAAGCCACCACAGGCCGATCCTTCATCATGTAAGGATTTTCTTCGGCTTTGAGCAGCATACTGTCGTTGGCAATCACGACAATGGCTTCAACCAGATTACAATACTTGTCACCGACAGAGTTTTCAGGGAAAATCTCTTCGTATTCTTCGTCTTCGTTCTCAGACAACAGTTCACGGGGCACCAAACCGTAGTAGGTGACCAGCTTTACCTTGTCGTCTTGGAACTGTTTCGGGTCTTGAGTAGGCTCAAGCTCCTGATCTTGGTATTCGGTGGTGATGTCTACCTTCTTGTAGATACCGTTTTCGATACCTTCGACGATCTTGTGGATAGAGACATACTTCTCAACGGCCACACCGAGGGCATCTTCAATGCTTTCAGCGTTCGGATCAATCAGGAAGTTCTTGGGATTGACCGGCTTGAGCTTGATCGCTACACGCTCTTGCTCTTGAACGCCGATAGCAGCCGCATCCGTGACACCAGGGATGGCCTGAGTCGCAGGAATGTACTCCATCTCGGACTTGACCACGATCTCACCGATGCCGGTGCCGTAGATTTCTGCCATCAATTCGATGTGATCAACAGACTTCTTGATCTTGTCCTTCTTGAAGTCCTCCATCAACTGCTTACGAAGGGCTTCAATGTCCAGTGGCGAGCCATCAACATCACGAACATCGTCTTCGATGTCGAAGAAGTCTCCGTTACCGAAGATAGCCTCGACAATCTCAGCGTGACGAGTCTCTACCGCTTGTTGGGTGGCTGGACTAATGATGCGAGAGCGTTCCGAATCACGAGTGCGATCACTTGAATCCCACTGCCCACGAAAGATACGCTCATACTCAAGCCAAGAATCTAGGTAGTTGGCATCACGATGGTCACGCCACCGCATGATATGGTCGGTAATCCAAGCCGTGAGTTCTTTTTCATTCTCTGTCGGCTCTTCAAACTCTTCGTTATGCTTTTCGTATTCCATCACCACTTTTCCTTGTTGGCAACTGCTTTGCACATTTCTACAAAGTAGTCTTGTGAATATTGTTGTTTAGCCATGTTGACATCTTTATGCAAAAGCTGCACATTGCTTTTTAAATAGCCTTCGCTAGAATCAATACGGTCAATTGAAACAGTGGCTGTTAGTCCCTTTTCAGACCATCCAATATCCCAGCCTGTCAAAGCGCATTTACCTTCTTGTTTCTGGTAAAGATCAAGAATGTCTTGTGGTTCTAATTCCCAATCTAATCCACGGTGTAAGCCGCCCTTACGTTTTGTTTCAAACCAAGTGTAAGGCATTGGCCCAAGACGGCCTTTAAAATTATTTGAAGAATTTGAACAAGATTTACATTTCCAATCGCCGCGAACGGCAGACCTGTAATGATCTAGCCGTCCATAAGACTGTTCAGAGCCACAACCGCTGCAGTTTTTTGTATATCGTTTATACATACTACCACTTCACTTGGTCGGCCCACCAAGCAGCAGACATCTTGCCCTTGGCAATGTTAGCAGCGTGTCGAGCTTTGAAAGCCTCATTGCGTTTAGAGCCTTCAGGAGAACCAGTAACTCCCTGCTGCCCAAAACGAATTGTTTTAACCTTGTCTCCTTCCTTAGCCACAACAACGTGGCTCTTGGTAGGATGGTCTGGCGTGCGCTTAGGCTTGTTGTAGCCACTCACACCTGCACGGGTAAGCCGGGAGTCTTTGGTAGCCATTACTTAGCCTTAGCTAAACACTTTCCGGCTTTCTTGCACTTGGCCGGAGTAGGACAACCAGGACAGGGCTTAAACTCTTTCATGGGGATCATCTTCTTAGTAGCCATTTTTCTTACCTTTCTTAGCGGTCTTAGCCGCATCCTTGAAGTCCTTAGCCGTGGGAGCACCCTTGGCTCCAACCTTACGCATCTTCTCGCCGCTACCGGCTTCAATGCGTTTACGCTTTGCGTTGATGTTTGCGTACAGTCCAGGTTTCATTAGTACCCCGCTATTTTGTCAAGGATAATGTATTCGTCTTCTTCGTAGTCCTGTTGATAGGACACGACAGCTAATTGGTCAATGTAAGACAAAGCATCCACCAGATCGTCGTGTACGCCGTTGGTGGGGAACATCATCAACTGATCCTTCAGTTCGTCCCAATCTTCGTCTTCATTAAAAGTGACACGACCGTGTTCCATGCGCCCTTGCAGCGCCCAAATAACACGATCAGTTTTCTTTTTGTTGCCGTGCGTAAGGTCTTGAATGTGTGCATAGATGTTGTTCTTTCTCATCAAGTCGTTGAGATAAGGCAACACAGCATTCTTAAGCGCACCTCGCTCAATACCGACAGCAATAGGCTCGTAGTCTCTGATAGTCTTCAGGATATTTACGGCAGTCTCTCGTATATCCCACCGACCATGAACAACTTTGTGTACGAACCAATCACCGTCATCTGTCACCTTTACGATAGCAATTGCAGATTCATCCAGCTTTTTCTTGGCAGCACTTGCGTTCTTTGCTACATCCTCAAACCCTGCCAAGTCAATAGCCACCACATAAGAACCATACTGAGGTTCTTTTCCAGTCTTGAACCATTGTTCCTTGAAGACATCAGCACCAGCGGTGTCAAACGAAGACAAGTATTCCTGCTTGAAAGCAAAGGAGCTTAGTGTTCGCTTGGCTGCTTCAATTTCCTTTGGGTCAATCGTTTCGTTGTCTTGAGTTGTAAAGTGCCAAGACTTCCACTCTTCGTCCTCACCGGACTGTCCGAGGTTGAAGACATCATAAAACCAGTTACGCCCAGACGGAGTAGAAATGAACAATGCTCGACCCTTGCGATCCGACAAAGCAGCACGAAGGATTTTCTCCCATACATCCTGCTTAATGAAGGCGCACTCGTCAAGCACCAGATAAGTTAAAGACACACCACGGAGACTGTCAGGATTGTCAGCACCACGAACAAGGATCTTACGACCATTGAGAAGCGTAATCTCAAGGTTGTTCACGTGGCTGGACTTGATGACAGGTCTACCGAGGTCATGCAACAACTCCCAAATAATCGACCTAGCTTGACCCATCGTAGGGGCCACATACATCACGCTAGAGCCTTCAGGGCAGTTTAAAGCCTCTATGAGCAGCGTAACCGCAGACAGTCGGGATTTACCACATCGACGGCCAGCAGCCACGATCTTGAAGCGAGTACTGTCGGTGAAGACAGTCTTTTGCCAGTTCAGTAGTTGAAAGTTTAAGGCTGTCATACGTCAATCACCTCATCGGACGTAGACACCTTGGGGTCATTAAGACCAGAGATGTTGATGCTAATAGACGGCATTTGACCAGCTTGCTTGCTTTGATCGAAAGCAGACACAGGGACAATTCTATCGACAATCAGCTTCCAAGCAGCAGCTTGGTGTGCATGTTCATCGTTAAGGGCAGCTTCGTATATTTTCTCTAAGACCTTAGCACTCTTAGGACTGTTCAACATCCTTAGTTTATAGTCATTGATAATGGCTGCATCACCTGGGGGACGACCACGTTTACCTAAAGTTCGTGACTTTGTTTCGACAAGGTCAGATTTAGACGGTCTTCCGATCTTATTGCCTGTTGGCTTGGTCATGTGTCTTTATCCTTTAAGGAGACAATCCTACATTAAAGTAAACTTATAATGTAAATTATTAATAGTTATTATTATAAGTACTTATAACATTACTTATAACATTAGACATCTATGTCTTCTATGACTTCTCTGTGTCTATGTCGTTTCTTTATAGGCACTTATTGTAGCATACTTTTTAAGTTTGCACAAGTGGTCATGTGACACTAAAATCAATGAATCGTAAAGTGTTTATGTTTTGATGACCCCTCTAACGTCTCCCTTCCAGGGTGTCCGTGTTCCGTCATCGTCTCTTTTGACTCTGTCCCCATTTTTCTAACACTGACAATGACTTACAGTGTCTTTCATGACGACTCTGTCCCTAATTTCCTTAGGTCTATTTTTACTCTTTTGTGAACGCTAGAGGCTCCACCAAAATAAACTCACACAGCTTGACCCCTCCCCCGGTGTCTTCATAGGCTGGCACGGTTCTTGCATGGCCTTTGCCAGGCTCAGATGCAAATGAGAATGATTCGCATTCGTGTTTAGACTATTGAGAATGCATTCGCATTAGCATTAAAGTTATCCACAGGATGTCCACATGCAGCATTGTGCGTTGCAGCATAGTGCCTGGCATGGAATTTGCATGGAACAAATGCGTTTGCTTGGCATGAATCTTGCAGGCGTGGGGGACGATGTAGGTGCCTCTACCGTGGTTTTTAAGCAACACAAAAGAACCTATCGAATCCCGTTCCATCATTGAAAAATACAATAGACCCTACACTTGCGTAGGACATTGAAACCTGATACAGTCACTACATCGATAACGCAACTGGAGCATACGCACCATGGAAATCACCTACATCATTCGCAGCAGGGCCACCAATAAAATGATTGAGGCGCACGACAGTCTTAGCCTTGCATGGGCACAATCAAAGGTAGAGACTCACAACTGGCTGTACCCTCACGATCAATGGTTCATCAGCGAAGAACAAATCTAAGGGTTTATCCCTATAGACTACACAGACAACACAGACACAATCAACACACCATCAACCAACAGAGGATCAACATCATGCCTGGACTCAATCACTCACACATGTTCGACATCATCGAAAGCAAGCGGTGGGTCTGCAAAGATGGCCGCACAGCGTCTATCTATGGCGCAGTGCCCTGGCTGTCTGATAACGAGCGTAAAGAGTGGACTATTCAAATTGTCGGTTGGACTGTGCAGCATAAGAAGACCGGCACTGTAGGCATCGGCCGCATGCCGTGGAAGACTCTCAAAGAGGCCGAAGACTGGCTGTACGGTCGCTGACAGTTCCGACACCTAGGGCCTACACTGTGGGCCTTATCGTGGGCACTGTCGCCCTGCATCGCCCATCATGGGCAACATTGGAGCAAACCATGAGCAACGGAACCTACAACGGCTGGACGAACTACGCAACATGGCGTGTTAACCTTGAAGTCTTCGATGGCGGGGACTGGGAAGGTATGGATGCGCGAGACTTCAAAGACTTGGCCGAAGAGCACATCGAAAGTCAGTCTGAAGGACTTGCACGCGACTACGCACTGGCGTTCCTGTCTGACGTCAACTGGTATGAGATCGCCAAACACAATGGAGGCGCAGTATGAAAAACACTGTCTTCGGGTCAACTATCGTTGACGCTATCGCCCTGGTGATTGTCTTCGCTGGGTTGGGTGTCTTGCTTGCTGGAGGGTTCTAAATGTATGCTGTTGTTTTTAAGTCAACAGGCATTGTTGCATACCGCAACAGTGATAGGACACAATGTAAGTTGTGGGCATTGTGGAATGATCATCCCGATGCCAATGGTGAGCCGATGGGACTGTTTCGTATTGTGAAAACCTCAAACTGACCAACTAAAGGAGAATTGACCATGAAAACCATCATTTACAAGAATTTTGCCATCGTTGAATTCAAAAAGGCCGGGAAGCCGTCAAAGTTCGATGTCTTCAATGCCAAGGGCACATTGTCCCGCATCTGCAAGAGCGAACAGGCAGCGAAGTGGCGCATCACCCGTGCTCTGAACACTGCAAAGCCCTGATTATGGAGTTCATCTATTCTGTTGGCACCTTCGACAAGGTTGTCCACGTTTGGCTTGTCCACGATCCTGGCTTTTATGAGCTAGAATTGATTGACTATGACACTGGGGAAACCCTACAATCCCGAACATTCGAGGGCTTGGAGGAAGACGCAATTGAGGAATCTAGGCAATGGCTAAAGACAATCTAGATCAGGAATGCCCCAGGAAGGCCTCTAAAAGGCCCGTAGAGGCGCTATCTTGGTGCTTGGAATGTTCGGAGATGGTCAAACGCTCCAACGGGCTAGAATTGTGGCCTTTTCCGACATACAAAGGCCAACCGCTGGAACCCGTGAAGCATCCAAGGCAACCTAGGGTAAACCCTGAGTGGTCAGATGCGCTGTTGTAAATAAACAACACTTGAAAGGAATCACTATGCGCTGTCAGTGCTGTAACAAAAACCTGAACGATTATGAGTCAACCCGCAAGCATGCCCTCACAGGGGCTTATCTTGACCTGTGCAATTGGTGCTTCGCTGAGGTGTCAACAATGGCCGATGTGCCTGTCACGACAAGGGAAGACCTTGAAAACTGTGTGGACATTGAAGAACCTGTTGACACGGACACGGAAGACATGTACAATGATCTATATAGAGAAGACAACATAAAAGAGTAATGTTATAAGTAGACTATTAATAGTAGACTTATAATGTAAGATAACTGTTAATGTTAACTTTTACGAGGAAATCATGCACGTTGACGACGATCTGAGCACCCTAGAAGGGGAATATCTGAGGTCTCTAGGTGACAATCAAGCATTCCAGGAGGAGTGCTATTACTTTGGGACTGTTCATGCCATTGTCGATTTGATGCGTCTGTATGGGTTTGATGTCGTGATGAAGGACATAAACCGTGTGATGTCTGAGTGGGACGATGATCAATGATCGTCTTATTGTCTACTATTCTTGTGGTGGTCTTATCATGTCTGATCGAAAAGTAATCAAGATTCAAGTCAAAGGCTGTTCCGATGGTCTGTTTTGGTATAGTCAACACATCGGTGAGCAGTTCGATGTTGTCTGGTTTGACCCTGACGAGGCTGTGTTCTGGGTGCGTGAGCGTGACCAGTACAGCGCACGCAACTGGATCGCTTGCAGGGATGCGGAGGTGATACAATGAGCCTACGAGAAGCAGCGCAGCAGGCGCTTGAGGCGTTGGAGTACGCACAAAGCCTCGACATCCCTCATTTTGAAGAGCACGTTAATGCACTTGCGGCGCTCCGCGCCGCGCTTGCGGAGCCTGTGCAAGAGCCGATGGCGTGGATGTATGAGGACGAACTGCCATCAGGCTATCCCTACGATCTGATGTTCCAGCACAGCAAGATGGACGGGGTTCGGCTGTTCCCGGTGTTTGGCCCCTCCCCGCAGCGCAAGCCGCTGACGGATGAGGAGATATGGCGCAAGTATCAAGGACTGTGGCCGTTCCATCCCGCAGCGGAACCGAAACTGGCCGCTGACATTGCGGCCTTCGCCCGCGCCATCGAACGCGCACACGGGATTGGAGAGAAGACATGATCACACAACCCGAAGCCCTGCGCTTGGCTGATGAACTCGATGCCGACAGCAACATCATTGGCTATGACAAGCACGCCGCCGAACTGCGCCGCCTTCATGCGGAGGTTGAGGAGTTGCGGGGCGCACTTGATGAGGCAATGTGGCACGTGAAGTACAAGGAACTGAAGGCGGTGAATGAGTCCGACACCGCCCTGCTGCGGCAGGCGTTGGAGGCGTTGAGGAACGACGATATTCAGCAAAGAATGAAAGCCATCGCCGCCCTGCGCGAACGACTAGGAGAGAAGACATGACCCCGACAAACAGACTGCGCTTCGTGGAGCGCATGGTGAGAGAGCCAGTCGAGTCCTTCCCGGACAAATCCGTTTTCCGCTCGGTAAAAAGACGCATCCTTCAGCAGTGGTGGGAGCGGCCCAGTATGGGAACCCTCAGCATGGGCTTCGGTGACCCGATACCTATCGGGGAAGTCCACGGCGAATGGCGCGATGTGCCGATTGAGCAGGAGGGGGCATGACCAAGGAAGAACTGATCCGCATGGCGCGGAAGGCTGGGCTTCTGCCTCATCCAGAAAACATCGTCTACCAAGACCCAATGTTTGAAGGTCGCATCAAAACCTTCGCCGCCCTTGTCGCCGCTGCCGAGCGTGAGGCGTGTGCGGAGTTGATTGAA